CGGATGAGGAGCTGCGCGAGCTGATCCGTGCCCAGGCCACCGCCATGCGAGAGGCCATCAACTCGGACGTGCAGGTCGCGCGCGAGATGCTGAAGAAAGTGATCGGTGCCGTGACCGTTCTGGCAGGCGACGACACCGTGACCCTAAAAATGAAAAACCCGGCACTTGGCCGGGTCTTCAAACTTCCCGAGCTCTCCGAGCCTCGGGATCTAATCATGGTTGCGGGGGAGCGCAACAACGGTTGTCTGCGCATTACGCTCCCCAAAAAACGGCGTTAATCTTCGCCTTTCAATTCTATCAGGGCGTCGGTGTTTCTTGCGGCGTCCCGATAGCCCTCTCGACCTCGCTGAAGAAGGACGACACTTCGCTCGACCAAGCCTCGAAGGCGGGCATTTTCTTCTCTGAGAGACTTGACGGCGTTGGCTGCACTTTCGGCGTCTCGAGTGCCGGTTGCAGAGCGCAGCCGCTCAAGGAGACGGCGAGCATCGTCACGCTCAGCCATCGTGCGATCAGCGTCCTCGCGAACTTTGGCAAAGTAGTCATCCATCACCTCAATCGTTTTCGTCGCCTCTGCACGCTCGAGCGCTCGCCCGAACGATTCCGCTTCGGCACGGGCCTCGGCAAGCTGCTTTTCGTACCAAGTGGCCGTCACCCACCAAGATCCCCAGGCAACGGCCAAGAGGGCCCCGACCTTCAGCCAACTGGACGCTATCATCCCAAGAAAAGCGCAGCTTCGGCCTTACGACGTCTCGTAAGGCCCTCGACACGCACACCACTCGCCTTGTCAATGTCGAGAAACTGGTAAGCGCACTCAACATCATCCCTGGCATTCAGCGCCCGCATGAGCTTCGGGCACTTTTGGACGACATTCTGCGGTCCGACATTGAAAGCCAGGGACGTGAGCGCGATGAACTGCCCGAGCGTCACGTCCCGCTTGACGTAGGGCGCGAGCCCCATCATCGCCGCTCGGATGTCGCTGATCAGGCAACCGTACGCTTGCTCTCGGGTGATTCGATCCCCCTCGGCGACCGTCCCCGTGTGGCCGAAACCGATCGTCCACACACCTGCTGCGCATTGGTATGCCTTCCCCCTGAAACCTTCCCACTGCGCGATGAAGTCCGCCGCACACTCCGGCGTGTAATCCCCATAAGGCATCTCACTCATGATGTTTTTCCTCCTTTGCCTCCGCATGAGCCTCAATGCGTTCATCCAACGTCTTCACAAGCCTACGCAGCACCGGCGGAACCGCTCCGCCAAGACCTGCCCGCTCTAGGTTTTCGATGATCGAGCCGAATTCTCCGGCCGCGTATGCACAGATCGTGATCGACTGAAAAATTGCCCAAGAGTCGAGCAACGGCTGCAGAGTCATGTCAAGGCCGTGCGACAGAGCCACGATCCAGAAAATGACAGACTTCTTCAACACTCCGATGAAGACCTTTTTGCTCGACCAGGTCGACGTCTGCCACGCAGCGTACATGCCCGTAGCAAAGTCAAAACAGACGAAAACAAGCAGCCAGTAGAGCAAAGGCCCTACGTCACCGAAGGCAAAAGAAAGGGCGGCCCCAACCGTGCCGCCCGCTGCAACCATCACGCGCTCCGCGCCCTGTGGCAGAAGCTCGTGCAGAATCATGTCGACCTCAGATGTAGTAGCCCGCGCAGAAGCCCACAACAGAGCAAACCACAGCCACGATCCCCCAGAAGAGCCGCGTCTTCCTGCGCGTCTCCGCGTCGAGCTCATCTTTGTACGCCTGGACGTTCGCGACGATTTCGTCCGTCACCTCCGAGACACGGACACCTAGCTTTTCAAGCAGCTTCTTTGCCTCTTCCCTCGTCATTTCCTTCACCTTTTCAAAAAGCGCCGCTTTCGCGGCCTCAATCAGCACCGCCCACATCGCCCGTCTCCGGTTCGGCGGTCTTCTTCTGCGCTTCCTTGGCAGCATCAGCCGCCTCTTGCTTCGCCTTTGCAGTCAACTGAAGCTTCCGACGCGGACACGTCGTCGACGTGCAAATCCCGTCCTCATCCAGACGAGCCCCACAAGCAGGGCAGTAGCGAATCACGGTCATCATTCCCCTCCTTCCATCAAGGCCTTGTATTCGGCTTGAAGCGCCGCAACCTGATCCTGATCGTTTCTAAGCATTGCCAGGCTCATCCGTTTCTCCAGTGACGCGATTTGCGCGTCGAAGTCGGAAAGCTCCGCTTGCGCGGCCACCGCTTCCGTCTCGGCCGCCGTGATTTCCACGACGTACCAACTCTTGTCTTCACCTCGCTCGAGGCGATGCGTCGTCGAGCCCTTCGTGAGCTCTTCCATCAGCTTGCGAAACTCCTGATCGTGCGGCGTCTGGCTTTCGTGCGAAATCACGACCCCAACACAGTCCGCTGCGGTCTTCGGCTTCGCGACTTTTTGCCATGCCTCACCATCGAACTTCGCCCAATGGGCATCATCAAGTTCCGGCGCGAGAAAGGTCGCATCAGGCGACTCGATCCAAGTGCCGGGATTCATCCGGTCTTCCTGGGCGAGAACTTCGCCCTTGAAAAACCCCTCAGAGTCATACGCATACATGGGTTTAAGCATGCAGATCTCCAAACTGACAACAAAGAAAATTGCGGCGTTGAAGCCGCAGGAAAAGCGTTACGCCGTATCGGACGGCTACGGTCTCGCCGTGAAAGTCCATCCGACCGGCACAAAATCATGGGTTCTCCGCCTCTCCACCAACGGCCGAGTCACCGACATCATGCTCGGCCACTGGCCCGAGATGTCCTTGGCTCAAGCTAGGCAGATTGCACGAAGAAAGAAAAAGGAAGCGGGACAGGAACCGCCGCGCGGGTATGTGCTACGAGACGCCTTCCGTCTTTGGTGCAACCTAAAGCGAGGAAGAATCGTCTCGTACATGGACGAAAAGAGAAGACTGGAGCGGTACATCATCGGCCCTTTGGGATCCAGGCAGATTGACGAAATCACGGCTCCACTCATCATCCAGACGGTCAAGAGCATCGAAGCCGCAGGCCACCAGGCCACGCTGAAACGAGTTTTGATGCGAACCCGCGAAATCATGGATTTGGCCGTGTGCGCCGGCTTCATTCAACACAATCCTATCGATCGTGTCTCGCGAGTTTTTGCCGCGCCGATCGTCACGCCAATGCCTTCGGTTCACTGGCGAGAACTTCCTACCGTCATGAGCGAAATGAAGAAGGCTCCGCAGCGCACGCAGCTCCTTTTCCTTTGGTCGTGCCTCTCTTTGCTCCGCCCTATCGAAGCCGTCAAGGTCCGGTGGGACTGGATCGACGGAGACACGCTCACCATCCCCGGGAACGAGATGAAGAAGCGCCGCGACCACCGGATCCCGATCCTTCCTGAGATGATCACCGTTTTGACCGCTGCAAAGGGCGTCTCTTTGCACCCTAAATCGCCGCTGATTTGGCCAGGCCGCTCCTCCGGTAGCCACATCAGCGAACAGACCTTAGCCAAATTTCTCCAAACGACCGCATTCAAAGGACGTCTCGTTGCCCACGGCATTCGGTCCATGGGTCGCAGTTGGATGGCGGACAACGACGCTCCCTTCGAGGCTGCCGAAGCTTGCCTATCGCACGTAGCAGGTTCGTCCGTTTCGCGGGCCTATCAGAGATCCGATTACCTACCCCAACGACGTCAACTCATGGCCGCCTGGAGCGCCTTCGTGATGGACTGTGCCCGCGAAGCTGAATTTCTTCCGGAGATTGCAAGAAGGGCAACGGATTGACCACACCTCGGCGATCGTTCTGGCCAGGGTCCGCACCCAGACAGCTGGCCAGAAAATTCGCCGCCATCAGCTGTCCCTCCAACTCCCGAACATCACTGGCAAAATAGGGAACCTCGGATTGAACTTCAGCCAAACCACAAATGAAGGCGCCCTTTGGGGGGGCCAAGGGAGATTGGTGGGGCGGAAGTAACGATGACAACTACAAGACAACTTTGAACCTTGACGCAAGTAGATCCTCCACTGTCTACGGTCGATCGACTACGGTACAGCCTCCGTCGCTACGCCTCTTACCTTGCATCAAAATTTGATGCATGGGAGAAGGCGGAGAGCCGCAGGCTGAACCGTGGTTGACTTGCTGTAGGTGGCGTTCGACGAGGAGGCGTCGAAACCGTACCCGTTACCGCTTGCCTGGGTATAGGCGTGCTGTGAACCCGGATATGGCTTTGAATCGACAAAGGCACCAGACACAACTGATGCCCAGTTTGAGTTGTTGTAGTTGTTTGCTTGGGCATTGAAAGCCCCAGTGATGTTCGGTCCGAACATCACCGGCAACATCCAACGATCTTTGGGCGGTCTTTTTGGATGGTGGAACGGCTCGTCGTCAGGTGCTTTTTCGTTGGAAACGAAGAGTGATAGCTTTACGGATGGGGACACCATGCAGAACCTAGTGAATGTGATCACCTTTTCTGCCGCGAGATCCTCGTCTATCTACGGGAACGGGAACTTCCCGACAGTTCAGCCCGCATCGGTTCGATTCCTCCCCTGTATCAAGACTTGATACACGGCAGCAGACGAATTGAAGCGGGTTGAACAGTCGATGAAGAACCGTAAATACTTTCGTCGCGGCTTGCGTCAAACATTAGAGGATATGCATCTACCCAGTTCGATGCCGTGCACAGCTTTTTCTCGGTTCTCCGGTAAAAAGCCCCCTTCACATCCACAAGGCACTCATTGGCACTTTCCCCGGTGATGTTCGGGCCGAACATCAGTGGTTCTTATGGGAACATCCAGATGCGCGACAGCGGCTCGCCGTCCACCGTCAGCGGTGCGCTCTACACGGTCCGCAACAACAATTCGTCGTTCGGCGGTTCTGGTGGATGGTCTTCGTCCGTGATGGGACTCGATGCATCGCGATCCAATGAGGTTTTCGGAGGTTCAACGACTGTTCAACCGCCCGCCGTGCGAGTTCTCCCAGTCATCAAAATTTGATGGCAGGAAGAAGGCGAAGCGCGGGAGGTTGCACAGTTTGAGAGTCTGCAAACAGTCCGTTGGCTCTGCTTGCATCCATTAGGACTGGCGCGGTTCTTTCCCAGTTTGCGGAAATCGCCGAAGGCACTGCGGATCCTTTATAGAACGCTCCTGAGAAAGAATTTGCGCATTCCAAAGGAATCGTGCCAGTTATGTTCGGTAATCCAGGTTCGACAAGCTGACCAATCTTCGAAAGAGTCGTCGAAAACTCAATGAAGCGTTCATTCAGGTTCGGCAAAACGAGCGTCGTGCTACCGTCCCCCGCGCACGCCGGCACGCTGCCG